AGTGAACGTATGGAGTACGGCCATCGGCACCAGGCTTACCAGGAAGTCCTTGCTCACCGTCTTGGCCTTTCCATCTTGTCCAGCGGTACTTGCTCGGTTCAGGGCTATCCTCTCTAATAAAGTCTTGGTATAGACCAATAAACGGCTTGTTAGAGTCAGTTTGACTGAAACCGATACGACCGTCATCAGCATCAGAATATGCGATGTGAGTGTATTGTGTTAAGCCGTCTACCCCTCTAGGACCAGGAATACCCTGATCACCTTTAGGACCTTGCAGACCTTGAATACCTTGTGGACCAGCAGGACCAGCAGGACCTTGTAGACCACGATCACCTTGTTCCCCTTTATCGCCCTTAGCACCGTCAGCACCTTTAATCTTAGTCCATTTGTAAAGATTAGGGTTAGTACTGTCAGCTTCTGTAAAGTCAGTATAGGTACCAATATACTCTTTGTTAGTTGAGTCGCTAACACTAAAACCACTGGTTCCATTTGCCGAGTTAGCATAGGCAAAGTGAATATACGGAGTCTTACCGTCAGTACCTTTAGGACCAGGAATACCGTTAGCCCCATCATCACCTTTCCACTTCGTCCATCTATAATCAGACGGAGTAGTGCTATCAGTAGGGTTAAAGTCTTGGTAGATACCAATGTAGGCTTTGCCTGTTGCAGTCTGACTGAACCCGTTACCATAGGCATTGTCAGCATAGGCAATGTGAGTGTATTGAGTTCTACCGTCGGCACCCCTCTGACCAGGAATACCTTGATCCCCTTTAGGACCTTGTAGACCTTGAACCCCTTGAGGACCTGGAGCGCCATTAGCACCATCAGCACCTTTTATAAGAGACCATTTATACTTGGTAGGGTCTGTACTATCGGCTTGAGTAAAGTCGGTATAAGTACCCATATATTTCTTATTAGGGTCACCATATACGGTAAATCCAGTTCTACCATCAGCAGAATCTGCATAGGCAAAGTGAACGTATGGAGTACGGCCATCAGCACCGGGCTTACCTGGAAGACCATTGGCACCATCAGCACCACGCACTTTCTGCCATTTGTATTTTGAAGGATCTTGTGAGTCCGCTGTACTATAGTCGGTGTAGATACCCATGTAGAGTTTTTTACTTACATCAACTTTAGTTGCGACGAGTGGCGCATCAATAGACCCTCCGTCATCATACGTTTCACCAGTGGTAAAGCCAGTATACCCATCAGGACTATCCGCATAAGCGAAGTGAATATATGGGGTACGGCCATCAACCCCGGGAGCACCAGGGATACCATTATCACCGTCAGATCCTCTCCATCTAGACCAAGTATAGGTATCAGGATTATCGCTACCGGAGAAATTAAAATCTTGGTATACGCCTATATATTCGGCGTTAGCCCCCCCATCAGGATCTTTAGTAAAGCTATAAAAATCTGGAGTATATCGCCCGTTATGAATTCGTCCTCTTGTACACCAAGCAAGGTGCGTATATTGGGTTCTGCCGTCATCCAAATCGACAATAGTAATCTGACTAGTTGAAATTAAACTCATTATACCACCTCCTTACTTGGTTACAACAGCAACTGAAAATGTTGCTTTATCTTCGACGTCAATACGAGTGACACTGACACTCTTAACTTTAGACTCAGGACGCTGACCCCATGGTTCATCAACTTCACCATTAGCGTTGGTCTTAGTCCAAATATAGTTAAAGGCTTCGCCCCGGGTGTCAATCTCGACATCATCTCTAAACAGCTTAGCAGTCAGCACAGTGTTGATGATACCGTTCTTAAATACATCACCGTTACTAGACTCAATCACTGTAAGAACAGGAGATACCCCGTCATTTACAGTAGCGATTGTTACATCTTGGAACTCAACCATCTGGCCTTGAACCCAAGCCTGAATAGTAATCAGCGCATTACCGCTAGTACCGATATTAGACCTTGAGGCTCTAAACCTAGTTCCGCTACCAGCAAGGTTATTATCAATGAAGTAACTGAAATCAACATCTGTAACTTCAGATTTACCCTTATATAAAGTAGGAATAAGCTCACAGCTATCTGTCAGCTCACGGAACATAGTAGGCCCTGTAGTTTTTACAGTCATTTTGAAAGGTTGAGCATCATTGATCATCCGTGACATTGTATTCATCAGCGTTGAGTTGTTAGTTGGTCGAATAGCGACGACATTAGACAAAGTAAGCTTAGTCTTACTATGATCTGTAGAACAGCGGACCATTTCAACGACACGAGCTCTGATAAGCAATCCACCAACGAAGTTCTCATCGGTCATGAAGATTACATCGCCAATCTTGATATCGTAACGTTGAAGAACCATAGCAGAGTTAAGGCTGATTTCCCATGTTGTAATAGGATACATGTAGTTACGGAGCATCTTAACACCGTAAGCCCATGCTTCATCTGCGTTAGTGAACTCAGTTTTCACATCACGTACAATCCATGGGTCACAGTTATCCCGTTTGTTCACGGAAGGATAGAGCTTAGCAGAGATAGGGGCGTAGATTGTATGTGATCCGCGATTACAGTACATCTCAACGTGTGTACCGTCTGCAGCCTTGATTTCACGAGAGTTAGGGAAGGTGATATATGCACCGTCTTTGTTCCTCATCCGGATAGCAGAAAAGAGATTTGTCTTATCCTCTTTCTTAATAACAGAAGCGACATCTCGACCCATCTGTAACCGAATATCAGTACGAACTCGTCCTAAACCAGGTTCATTATCTTTTGCGACATTGCGAGATTTATAAACATTAAGTATATACTTATCAATCTGGCCACCATCGGTAAGTTTGGTTATAATCTCCATCTCACCATCAAACGCTTCAACAAGTTTAAGGATCCGAGCCAAACATGTGTCATCATCAGATTCGAACTTGAGCGTCTGTTTGGTATTACGAATTTCGCAAATACCCAATTCAATACGAGTAAATTTAAAGAGTTGCATAGCTTCGATGTATTCTAAGAACGACTTAGCATCCTTACTCTCATAAGCGACAACCTTCTCATTAAGTAACTCTAAGTTAGTTGTAACGCATTCCAAAGTGATAGTATAGTCGGTTTCTCTACGAGTCATTACGTTAAACACATAATCAATATCGTCTTCATGAAATGAGATATAAGACTCTGTAGTGAGGTTGGCTATACGTTCGTTTAGAACACCATTTGAATATTTATCGACAGTAAAAGTAAAGGTAGCCGAACCCTTACCGCAGTATTGATGGAACTCTTCATCGTAATATTTCAGAGAACCCGGAACATCGTTGTTAATATGGTCAACAATATTCATTGCGTTATCATGAACTGCTAACTGCCATGCAGGTTTTACATTCATTTTGAAGTTTCGGCCTCCTTTCTTATAGCCATGCTTCTTCCCACTCTACAATAACCTCAGGGGCGGTTGTAACGAATCCGGAAGAATGAATTTCAAGTTGCGACTCCCCGGGAGGGATTGCAAAGTAGCGAGATCCGTTTGCTAGATCTCCTTCAGCACCGACCCCTTGGCTAGATGCCTCTGGATCAGAGATATATGAGATCTTACCTTCATACATATCAACCACAAGTTCACTACCAGCGTTATACTTGTTAGGAACAAGGTCGTAACGTTGGACGTTAGTCTTTTGGAATTTAAGTGATTGTACACATAAGGTATCCAAATGACCAGTGCCTGGTCTCTCGCTCCGTGCTCTACCATAAAGAACCCAGATCTTAGTACATTCTAAATTCTCTTTGGTAGCATCAACGATAGTCTTAGGAATACCGTTATATCCATATGTGAACTTTGGACCATCCTTAATGACATAAGCATTACCGGTTCTACTATTGAAAGCAGGGTTCGGTCGTTGTTGACCTGGCTCGTTGTTATTAGATCCGAATTCATTCTCTTCACGAGGCAATTTATGGATATCAGTAGTAGTAAAGACCTGAACTACCTTATCACTATCAGTTGTGTATTTATCCAAACTGTAAGCACAAATAAGTCGGTCATTATCGTCCATGAACATAACCGCTAATAGACCAGTTTGACCAATCTTAGATGCCCAAAGTTTTAGGTTAAAGTCACAACGGAAGTTCTTAGCACCTTTAACGTTGTTCTTATCAGCAGGTAGAGTATACTCATATACAGCACACCCCCAGTCTTGACCAATACCCTTAGACCCAGAACGAGTCCAGTGCAACCCAGGACAAGGATAGCCGACACTACCCGTATCTTTTGGTGCCCAGTCAAGTGTTAGGTCGCTGATCTCTGCGTGTGAGGCAACGGTTAAAGGAGATTGTGAGCTAAGTTTCCCGCCAATATTTACACCTTTACGCCATCCAGCAGAGTCATTTGGGGTTAAGTTAAGAAGAAGTTGCGATTGGTCATAGGATCCGGAAGCGGTTACAGCACCATCTCTTCCTGAGGAGCTTGTACCAATTTCCATCACACCGTTTTTATTAACAATACCAATCCAACCGTTAGTTCCAGCGTTCTTAATTCTAATGCGAGGATATGCGGGTGCACTTCCTGCATTGTTTAAAGTCATTTTGACAATATTCCCCTCTTTAGTAAGAGAACCAATATCTGGAGAGTTAGTCTTCGATGTCAGTACCTTTGTAAGCTCGGAATGTAATAAACCATCCGGAACTTCAAACGAAATAGACACCGTAGCCTGACTCTTTTGTAAATCCTCAGTAAACTTAGGTTGACCTGATGTCACAGCAAGGTAGTACTTACCATCCTGATCATCAAACTGTAATTTCTTTGGCCCATCAGGACAATCAAGAGCCCGAGCCAGTTTCGTACGAAGCGATAATAGCTCAGCAGGGCTCCCTGTCTTTTGTCCTTCAATGGTAATATCATAAGAGTTTCTTCTACCAGAAACCCATGTCTTACCAAAACGGCCAGTGCCGGCAGAATATGTGTGTTCCTGACCAGCACCAGCATTACGTTCAACTTTAGTTACAGCATCGAGGAGTTTACCGATATCAACAGCATCAGTTCCTTCACCAAAGATTATAGAGAAGTATGATTCATCTCTCATAATCGTGGTAACACTCCATCTAACATATTTAATCGATCACTGTAAGTCCGTTGCGCATCTGCCATACCTGGCGCTAACGCACGGTTTACAAGATCTTTATCCAAGTAAATTGGGTTAACTTGTCCTTGAGCAAGGAGGTCATTCCCAATAGCAGAGTTCTCAGTAAGCGTCGCCAATTTTTGGTCTACATTATTTAGTCCCCGTACCACTTCATCAATAGAATAACGATTAGAAGCAATACTACGGCTTGTAGGATTAAGCGACGAATAATTAATATTTGCACCAGTGAGTCCAAGATAACCAGATCCATTCCATGTATATCCATCAACATTAGACATATCTAAGACAGGGGTGATTACAGGAGAAAGTTCCATGTTATCATCGAGATATTCCGATGTTTCGCCAAGGGCATCTTTAATAGATTGTTGCATAGCTGTCATACTTTCGGAAACAGCGTTAAATGACGCAGTAGATCCAAGACCTGACGCGAACTCTTTTGCGATAGCAATACCTGAGCGCTTAACTTTACGCCAACCTTCTCCTGAGAAAGGACCCATCTTAGCCGGTGAGTTTGGTAAGTGCGCTTTAGCCAATCCAACAAGCTGAGCGGCAGCACCCATAACTGCAGAAGTAGCTCGACCGCTTACGATACCTGCGGCAAAGGATTCTGCAATAGCCGCTCCTGAACCAGATGCGTCGAACTTCATATTCGATCCAGCAACTGAGGCAATACCTTGAGCTTTTTCAGCAGCAAGCCCATTCTTAGATTCGATACCGCCACCAAATGTATCCCCTGCTTTTTGACCAGCAGGTGTACCATTAACGGTTTCTAGTCCCTTATTAGCGCTATTAGCAACTTCTTTTGCGGAATTATGGATGTTCCCCTTAGAGGCCATAATAATCTGACCTACTTTATTAAGTTCTTCCTGAGTCATAACTTTACCAGATGAATAATCAGAAAGTAACTTATTCGCTTCTTCTTGGCTAATACCAATTTTAGGAAGTATCTCAGCATACATACCATCGATCTTACCTGATACGGTTGCTTTTGTCTTATCAACTTCTGCACCAGCTCGTTCAGGAGCTTGTTCAACAGGCCTCATGAAGTTATCCATGTGCATTTGAGCAACTGAAGAGAAATCACCCTTAGCTAATTGGTCAAGCATAGCAGGCGGAATATTTCCAGATTTAAGCGCGGCCAATGCCAGAGTAATATCTAAGCGTCCGCCCAAATATGTATCCAAGTTCGTAAATGCTTGGGTTACAAGACCGACATCGAAATTACCGTTTCCGGAAAGCCCTACTTCTACAGCGGCTTTAACCTCTTGTGCTCTCTGACCTGCCGCTTCGGCAGTCCCATCAAATCCAGACAAATACTGTTGCATTTGTTCCATGGACATGCCTGAGAAATCACCCTCCGCCATTTTCTGGAGCATCTCTTGAGGGATCTGTCCAGATTTAAGAGCGGCCATAGCCTTAGTCATATCAAGTTTACCGCCAAGATGCTCATTCAGCATATTGAATGCACCATTAAGTAAGCTCATGTCCCAATTACCGTCTCCACCAAGTCCTTGTTCAAGGGTTTTCTTGATATCGTCGGCATTTGCCTTAACTTCAGGTTTAGCTGTAAGTACGCCATTTGCATAGTCATACCCTGCTTTTTCAGCAATCTGTTTAACCTGCGCTTCAGACATACCCATTTCAACCATTTTGGAGAATAATTTACCAGCTTCGTTAGCGTCAATGGTTTTATTCTTAAGACCTTGGATAAACTCATTAGCACCTTGAATACCTAATTGCGAACAGAATGTCTTAAAGTATTCAAGTCCATCTTTTGACTTAGCGGCAATATTCATGGCACCTTGGACTTCAGCGGTACCTAGCCTATCCAACTGCTTAATTGCAGCATCAACACCGCCTTTAGCGGCGAGTTCCGCATAGGTTTTAATACCATCAACACGATCATGCAACCATTTTTCAAATCCTTGAGCACCACTTTGTAGACTTTCTTTAGCCTTTTCAAAGTATTTCCCAATAACCGGCATTTGCCCGAAGGCATCAAGAATGAAAGACAACATCGAGGTTACAATCTCTATAACTAGTGAGAATATAGATGCAAGTACATCTGTCACAGAAACCGCAATAAGATTACCATTATTACGTATCCATTGCGCGATCTGCTGGAAACCTAATAACACAGAGTCAAGAATTCTAGTAATAAATCTAGGGATTGCCCCAATAACCATATCGACAGCAGCAGAAAGCATATCAACAAGGGCACCAGCTATATCAACAGCGGCATTACCAATACCAATAATAATACCTTTTACAAGCTCAACACCGATTTCGATAAACTTACCGATATTACCACTAATACCACGAACCAGCCCAACAACTATACCTTCGGCCATACCAGCGACAACTTCAGCGATATCGCCCGATGACTTAGACGCCTCGGCAAAGAATTTACGGAAGTTTTCACCGCCTTCTTTACCAAGTCTTGATACAGTATCGATAAGTCGAGTAATAGCATCTATAATAGAAGCGATTCCTTGCAAGAAGTAACCGATACCAGCAGATGCAATACCGATAGCGCCACCGATCATAAGAAGAGATGTGCCAAGTGCTGTAAGTCCTGCGATAGCTTCAAAGCCTCCAACCTTACCAAGTAAACCACCGATAGTGGCAATCGCACCAACAACTCCGACTAAAACAAGTGCTTGAGTTAAAATATGATCTACAGGTATCGTAATTAACTCTTTCAGAGAATATACAGAAACCATCAATGCTCCGACAGTTGCAGCAAGGCCGATAATACCTTCTTTCTTGATATTCTGAGCGGCTTGTCCGATTTTAACAAAGGCATAAACCACACCAACAAGGGCAAGACAGGCACCAACAGTTTTAAGGAAGTTACCCTCCATCTTACTTAGAAGAAGAAGACCAGCAGAAGCAACTAATACAGATCCTGAAAGTACAGCTAAGTTTTTAATGCCTTCATTTATTCCTTTATCTGCAATGTTATTCTTTTGAAGAACCATAGCTAGAGCACCAAAGGCTGCTGTAACCACTGCCATAGCACCAAGAGCTTGAACGATAGCATCCGGGTTCTTCATAGAGCCAATATTCTGCGCTAAGCTACGCATCATATACAGCATTCCGGCAATGCCACCGAACATAACAAGAGCATTCTTAGTAAAGGATTGTTTAGTGTTATCTAGTTTGCTAAACGCTAATGCAATACCGCCGATAACAGCAAGCATGATAGTAACTGCTGCTCCGCCTTTCTTAAGAACCTCGGTATCAAGAGACCCAAGTTCACTTACTGCTTTGGAGATACCCGCAACGGCCTTAGCCATGGTAATAAATGTAAGAACAGATGAGGTCTTAACATCCTTAAGGTTCTTAGCCATATAAAGAACCCCCATTATACCTACCATGATAACGCCTATAGAGGCAAGCCCCTTCTTAAGAGAATCAGCATCCAAAGTACCGATATCTTTAACTACCTTGGCGACTTTCTTAATTGAATAAGCCAAACCAATAAAAGTTAGAATACCAATAGAGATTTTAGCAGAACCCCCATCAAACCCTTTAGCATTTCGTTGCATATGAGCCATTATAGCCATCAGACCGCCCATTGCTACAAGGATAGCGCCTGCAGAAAGAAGACCTTTCTTAAGAGACTCGGTATCCATACGACCTAGTAACATAACAGAGCCTGAAATCATAAGAATAGACCCTGCTACACCAAGCATACCAAGCATCATATCTTTTGCACTTTGCACCTTGCTTGGATCGAATTTCTTAGTTGTCATCGAAAGTGACAAGTAGAATACCTCAAATGCACCAAGAACTGCTACCAGTCCTAGGACACCACGTTGAAGTTTATCCGCAGGAATCATTGATAATACCAATAATGAACCTGTCAAAGTAGCAATAGCTAATGCAAAGGACTTAATGTTTTGGAATTTGGCTTTGGCTTTAAAGTGTCCGCTAATAGCTTTAAACATATTTGTAAGAGATCCTGTTACGGAGTTAGCCCCTTCGAAAATACCTTTACCGAATTCACGGAACATGTCTTTAATACCAAGTACCTTCTTACGAGTATTCCAAAGCACAATAATCGCCGCGGCCAATGTAAGAATCTTACCAACTGCCGCAGAGTCTGCTTTGTTGAATGGTGCTAATACAGCACTGAATGTCTCACCAAGAAGTTTGGCCATGTCACCAATGCTTGCAAAGACGCCTTTACTCTTTTCATGTACGCGATCTACGCTATCGCCCAAACGGTTCATTCCGGCTTCGGCTTCTTTCATCTTACGATCTCCGAAGTCAGCCTCTGTAAGTTCATCAGCAGATACACCAGTAACTTTGAATAGATCTTTAAAGCCGTCCCAGATCTTCTTAAGGACTTTCCCAATCTCTTCAAGGGCTTTCTTAACACCCTTACTTACAGAATCGACAACCTCTCCAAAGTTCTTAAATGAGAGATTAGTATCTTTGAAACCAGAACCTATACTTGAGGCGAATTGCTTAATTAGATCCCATAGTCCAGTTAAGGTATATTGTACACTAGACGGTAGGCTAGAGAAGAAACCCTTAAACCAAGGTCCGAATGTACTAGAGATCCAGCTCATAGCTGTACTGAATCCGTTCTTGATACCTGCTCCGATTTTAGAGAAAGTATCACCTGATACGACATTAGCTAAGCCATGCCAGAAACCATGGAACCAGCCCTTAAATGTTTCTAAGGTTGTCTTAAAGTTACTGAAGTCAATCTTAGATTTGCCCATTTCTTTACGAATGGTATTAAAGGCTTCGCCGATAACGCCTGCCCCTAATCCTAGGCCACCAAAGATAGATTTAACTGCACCCAGCTCGCCAACCCACTTACGGAATCCATCAATAGATTTAACGATACCAGGAACAATACCTTCAGAGAAGTTCGCAGTAAGAGCTTTACCGGCGTCACTAAAGACTTTACCAGCACCACCAAAGTTAATCTTACCAAAGCTAATCTTAGAGATCTTAGAATTAAACCATTCAAATGCCTTACCGACACTATCTACGACTGGTTTAAGGAAAGACAATGAGAATTTTACTTTGTCTAATTTATCAGCGTACTCTCCAAGAGTAGGCCAGTGTTTACGAACAATATCACCAAAGGCCTTAAGAGAAAATGTAGAGTTTTCTAACCATTTTGAAAGTCCTTGGGTACCGCTCTTGATCGCGCCAAATGGATTGGACGCAAAGGCTGCGAAACCTTTCTTAAGTCCGGACATATCGGGCATGGAGAACTTAAAGTTCTTAAACATGTCGCGAATGCCAGGAGGAATCAAGTATTCCCATTTAACAGCTTCACGGAACTGCTTCCAGGTTGTAATCTGACGATTAAGAACTTGATCCATAGCCCCGTTAAGGCTATTCCAGAACGTTCTATGACTTGTGATAGTCCGTCTATAGTTATTCCGTACACTGTTATAAAATCCAGATAGGTGTGTTCTTAGTTTATGACCGAATTGTCCAGCCCAAGAGTCCATACGGCCAGTCGCATCATTGAAATGCGAGAATCCGACAATGAACTTACCTAGAGCTTTACCGAAGATAGGGAACCGCTGTACTGCGTTACCTACCCAGAATGACCACTCATTGAATTTCTTACCGTTATCACCAAGTGCATGACCTAAAGTCTTGAACGGATTAGCGATCTTAGAGAAGAATCCGTGCAATTCTTGCTTAAGATGCCCAATAGCCGGTGTAAGAACCTTGATTACTTCCCAGAATTTCTTAAGCCAATCCATGACTTTTGCAACGCCACCAGGAAGTTTATCAAATGCTGCAGACCATTTCTCAGAGAAGTTGGCTAAGCCGTTATGTACTGCATCCCAGAACTTATTAATAGCATTTCCTACGAAACTAAATACTTTACCGATCTTGCTGAAGTTTATTAGTTTACTAATAAATACTTCAAACGCACGAATAGTTGTCCATAGAGCTTTCGCTATCATACCAACGATTAGAATGAAGTCCTTGATCATATGGTTTGGAATAAGCGTCGCGATAAGTTTCATCTTAGCGCCTACTTCAGTACCGATCCATTTAAGACCTTGGAAGACTGCGATAAAGATGTGTTGGAATGCATGAAGTTCGGCACTTCCTAGTCTCAATTTTTCAGAAAGTTTTCCAATAATATCAACTAGTTTTTGTCCAACTACAGTACTTACGTTTCCACCAAATACATGGGTGAAAGCGCCACCGATAGATTTAAATACGCCACCAATAGATCCAAATACCGAATCCATAAGGCCCATTATTTTGTCACGTCCACCTAAAGACACGAATGCTTTCGCAAACTCGTTAGCCTTGTCCGCAGTTGCGCTCAAAGCATTGGCGGCGGCATTACCCCATTTAGTCCAGAATGCAGTAAGCTCATCACTACCTGCCTGACCAAATAAGGTTTCCCATACACGAGCCCATCCAGATGTTACTTGGTCTGCAACAGCCTCTGCCGCTTCACCAAAGGTATGGAAGTCAGAAGCCATCTTCTTCAAAGTTTCATCGTTAGCAAGCTGTTCAAGGGATTTAATTAATACTTCATTAGTCAACCAGCCGTCTTTAAGAGACCCCCGGAATCCTTCAGATAAGTCAACGTTTTGTCCTAAAGCCTTAGCTGTTTCAACCAAGATATCTTTAAACCGCTTAGTTGCCATACCCGCATTTTCAACAGACATCCAGTTCTGAGTATTCATCATACCCATTTGTAATGCTTGTTGTACCCCGAATTGGAGTGAACGGTTAAATCCATCTGTACTTGCACCAGCAGAAGCGGCCAGGTTACCCCAACCTTTCAATGCGGTAGTAGCATCATCTAGACCCACCCCGGCATTTACGAACTGAGCAAGTGAGTTGTGCATTTGCTTAACTGAATATTTGGTTGTTTCTGCATACTTTTGCAACTCATCAAGGGATCCAGTAATGTGACCCATTTCAGATTTACCCAATGCAGCAACCAACATGTTTACTGAGTTAACCTTGTCTTCAAACTGACCGAAACCGGCTTTAAGCGGAGCGATTGTGTGAAGTATCTTACCTGCAAAGTTCTTTGCCATAGACAAGCCGGCCATTGTAGCATTAGCCGCAATATTACCCAAGGCAATAGATGCTACCGATTGTAGCATGCTAAATTTACCGCTGGTCTGTTGTACAGAGGTATCAATGGATTGAATAGCCTCAGACGCTTGCTTACCGCCTAATGTTATAGGAGAAACAAAGTTTAAGACACCAGATGCAAATTTACTAAAGGTTCCTGTCGCACTACCAACAGCAGATCCGATTTTGTTGAATGCACCCATATAGACATCCCCTAGTTTAGGGGCAGAGCTAATTAATTCGGTAAGGGAGCGACCTAGAGATTTAGTGGCTTTCTCGGTATTTGCAAAGCTAGATTTACCATCAACTTTTGCAAGGGATTTATCTAAGTCTTCAAGAGACGATAAAGACTCTTTAAGACCTGTCTTGAACTGTTCATTATCAATACCGAGCTTAATAAGACGTTCTTCAATTATTTGTCTACTCAATTACTTTTTCCACCTCCCTCAATATCTCATCTGCAATAGAATCTACAATAGGAGTAACAAAGTTATTAGCAGGAACATATCCACCAGTACCAGTACCGTGGCCGTTAACAATAAGTACAACAAGAGGGGTACCATCTTTAATCTTCTTAGAGTTAGAATAGTATAAACTTAAACCATTTTGAGATTTTTCAACCTCCATACCCCAAGAAGAAGCTGTTGACCCTGATCGTTTAGGAGTAGCAGAAATCAGCCGGCTCAATCCACTCCGTCCACGAGATTGTAAAGCATGTCGAACTGAATCCATGTTTTCGGCTTTCTTAGCCATTGTAGACAACCCTGTTTTCTTCTTAATTGTCTGCACCCTTATTCGCATTTCGTTCACGCTCCTCTCGCATCTTACGAATTTTCTCTTGCCGTTCATTGTTAATACGATCGTAGTCATCCAATATTTGACTCGTAGACTTCTTCTTCTTAGGCGCATTGAATTCACCAATGACACCTAAAAGAGTTAAGAGCCTATGAATATTCCAAGTATCACATTCGAATGGAACTCTCGCATTAGCCATATATGCGTATATAACCTCTGACGTCATAACCATTCCACTGTTACTTGGTTTCTCCACTGGATTGATAACTGTAGCTGTTGGTTTATCCTCCAGATACATTGAAACCTGTTCAATTACATCTGGTGTTAAATCCGAGTAGCTTATATCCTCTTGACACATTAATAAGAAATAGTCAAAGAGCTCAGCAGTGGTCTTTTCCTCTCGAGTTAAAAAAGGCTTGCGATATAATGTCTCCCACTCCGCAACAGTTTTTAAACTATGCTCGAAATGTAAACGGCGACCTGGTATAGTTATAAATTGATACGTATCCTCATTATAATATTCCCGATCGGGTGTATCAATAACTAACATATATACCTCGCTATCAAATAAAAATAAAAGAGGGGTGTAAATTTACCCCTCAATTATCTTATTTCTTGAGTTTAGAAACTGATTCCGGAACAGTTCCTTTGTTTGGATCACCTACAAGGGCACTAAAGAACTTAGAAGTTTCTTTGCCGTCTGCAGATACTGCGTCTGTAATCATATCAATGAATAGTTCAGAGTACGCTTCAGAGTTAGCAAAGTCTTCTTGAAGTTTCTTGTCTTTACGGAAAGTACGACCATCTTCAGAACGTTCACCGTAAGCCATCTTAAGAATAGATTCAACGAAGTCGAAGATCTCGTCAACGTCTTCACGGCTCATCATTTCTTTGATATAGTCGTCCCAATCCTTTTTAGCACGACCCATGATACGAATAATTTCGTCTTTACGTAAGTGGAACCAAAGTTCCTCTGTTACTGGTTCCCCAGTGAGTAAGTTGTTATAAGTTACTGTTTTAGAAATCATCTCTATACTCCTTTAATGTAGATTTATATTTCATTTTGAATTTTTGACGCCAACACGAACCTCAGTTGTCCAACCCCTATCCCACGTCATTAAATTCTAATTACCCAGCGACAAGACCGAGAGTGGCGAACACTTCTTCTGGTGTTGGAAGAGTTGGTTCAGAATCAGCAGAACCATAAATTTTCTTCTCAAGATCAGCAAGTTTGCCTTTGTCAACCAAAGTGCTGTTGATTTCAACGTGCGCAGTTGGTTTCATACCTGGTACTGGTGTTGGTACTGTATCGAAGTCCCAAGAGAACTCAAGAGCATCTGGGCTTTCATTTACAGTTTGGTATTCTTTACTTGATACACCAGCAGATGCTGAGTAAACAAGGTGAAGAATGTAACCATGGTCCAAACCTTCAGTATCGTTACCGATACCAGTACGGTATGAAAGACCGAAGTCAGAACGAGCTTGACCAGAAACAGTCACACCAGCGAGTTCTTTCTTACCACCAGCTCCGTTAGTAATAGGGCTACGTTTACCTTGACATTTATTCCATTCTTGTGGATAAGTGTAGGCTGAGATTTGACCTTTAAAGCGTTCGTCTGAGCGCAAGTTAAGGTATTTCTTGTTGTTAGCGTATTTAGCAGTAGATTCTGCACCTTCTGGTGATTCTGAGACTTTAGTCAAACCGTCCCAAGCAACACCTTTTTCGTAGCTACCATCACTTTTCTTAAGGAAAAGAACACCGTTGTCAACACCGTATTCGTATAAACGTTTAGTATCCTGATCCCAAACCAATTTTGTCATTTAAAATTTCCTCCAAATATTAAGCTTCTGAGAATTCGCCAAATGCATTGATGCGTTCACCGTTCTCGACATTACCACAAGCAACATAACGTCGCTTACCACTAGTTGCACCGATGTAAGACAACCAACGATATCCGTCAGCATCCATCCATTGATCGTAAATGAATGTTTGTCCAGGTGTATAAACTTCTACGATCTCAGCAGTAACATGTGGCTCAGTACGGACATTAAGTCCGGCTACCATTACTGTGAATTTCGCAGTTTCTTCGTTTACAACAACCTCATCTGCAGGAGTCTCTGGTTGTGGTGCGATGACAGGATCTCCTTGAGGAAGACCAGTATATGGAGGATAGAACCATCCAACAATACCGTCAAAGTTACGTTCATTGTATCGTGCAGGACCACCAACGTATAATGAATCAGCATTACCATCAATGTTTTGCTCGATAGTCTTGATTGTGTAACCATCTGAGTCCTCAATAACAATACCTGTGTGACCATAAGGGTGGCCATACAGATAAGTGGTATCCATAACAAAGATCGCACCCGCTCTAGGATTTACTCCCACAGCATCGTATACAACTTCATACCCCAAACTTGCCGCAGAATCCAATAGGTCAATAGCATTACCCCATAGAATTTTACCGAAGTAAATTTGAGAAATACTATTTGGTAAGTCTACGCATTGAGTTCCATAAGAACCATCAGCGTCAGTACCTACCCCTTGATCCGCTAAAGAACGGGCATAATTAACAACCTCTTCTACTGTAGCCAAATCGACATTCCTTTCTAAACATAAACCACAAATACTTTGTGATATAACCCATTAACCTTATACTCAGATCTAAAAGCAGAATACATAAATGTATTCGAGATCTTCATAAATATTTCATCCGACTCATTTTTAGACATATAAACCACCTTATACCCCATGTTAGACATATACGGCTTGTTATTTGCCTTACGAACATCAAAGTCTTCCCTAGTAACAACACAAGCTGGAAACTTAAGCGTAACATCATCAGGAGGAGTGAAATAAATATTCGGACAGATCTCTTGTTTTAGAACTTCGAGAAATTCCTTTCTTGTCTTAAACCCCATAGTTCATTACCTCGCATTTGAATTACACAATTATAATTAGTAATAATAGATTAGTAGTATAAATTATT